AAAGATACGAAAGTGATCATAACATCCACCGCCAACGGTATTGGTAATCCTTTCCATAAGATATGGGAAGGTGCCGTACAGGGTGTGAATGAATATAAACCGTTCCGTGTAGACTGGTGGGATGTTCCTGGTCGCGACGAAGCATGGAAAGAAGAGACGATTAATAATACTTCGCAGATACAATTTGATCAGGAGTTTGGTAACACGTTCTTCGGCACGGGCGATACATTGATCAATGCTGAAACTTTATTAAACTTGAAGGCAAGTAGACCCAAGAGAATTCTTGAGGGTGGGGATCTACTTGTTTACGATGAACCTCGCAAGGGGTCACAATACGTCATGTGTGTTGACGTAAGTAAAGGGAGAGGACAGGATTATAGTACGTTTAACGTCATCGACATTAGCAGTAGACCTTTCAAACAGGTAGCAGTGTATCGCAACAATCTTATTTCTCCACTACTCTTCCCAGATATTATTTATAAATGGGCGACTTCTTACAATACTGCATATGTTGTAATAGAATCTAATGACGCAGGTCAATTAGTGTGTACAGGATTATATCATGAACGCGAGTATGAAAACGTACATATGTCCTCTACAGTAAAATCTAGTGGTATCGGTGTAGAGATGACTCGTCGGACCAAACGTCTGGGTTGTTCAGGATTCAAAGATCTGCTAGAAGAACGTAAACTAGAAGTCGTTGATGAAAATACTATATTAGAGATCAGCACGTTTGAGGCAAGAGGCAACTCTTATGAAGCGAAAGATGGCAACCACGATGACTTGGTAATGAACTTGGTGATGCTCGGTTTCTTGGTTCAAACTACTTTCTTCGCCGAGATGACTGATATCAATATTAAGAAGATGATGTTTGAGCAACGTATGCAAGAGATTGAGGAAGATGTTCCTCCGTTTGGATTCAAACAAGAAGCGGAACCAGTTATAACTTATGAGCAAAAATTAGACCCTTGGTCTACAATAGAACTAGAGGATTATACCTAAATATCCCTTCTTATAAATAAATGCATTGAGCACTTATGTGCCGACCTTATAATGTATAACACTTATAATTTCTTTTTGCAAAGAGGAAACTAAAATGGCACTAACAGCTCCAAGTTTGTCTCCTGCTATTGTAGTTCGCGAATTCGACCTGACCCCTGTGGTCCCAAATGTCGATACTTCGCTTGCTGGATATGTAGGAGGATTCCGTTGGGGTCCTGTAGAAGTACCAACCATTATCTCCAACGAGAACGAACTCGCTGAAGAGTTTGGTACTCCAGATGCCCAGCACTCCGTAGATTATTTCTCGTGTGCTCAGTATCTGCGATACTCAGGCAACCTCCAAATATGCCGCTCTATCCCATCACCAGGAAATGGTGTAGATAGTGCGAAGAACGCTTCTTTATCAGGAACTAAAGTACTGATCAAGAACGAAGATCACTGGGAACGGCAAGCGCTCTCAGAAACCTTCTACGCCAAGTATCCTGGCGAAATCGGCAACTCATTGGCAGTATCAGTTTTTGGTGTACTATCTGGTGATTCAGATAACAGCAATACTGCTACTACTAACCTGTTCAACAATTGGACTTATGAAGGTAAGTTTGATGATGTCCCAGGAACCTCTGAGTGGGCGCAAGAGTATCCAGGAACTGTTAAGAACGATGAGATCCATGTCGCGGTAATCGACCAAGACGGTTTCATCACTGGTACTGCTGGCGAAGTCCTTGAGACTTTCCCATATGTATCTGTAGCAGAAGGTGCTAAGACTGTTGACGGTGGCGACAACTATGTCAAGAACGTAATCAACAACGGTTCCAAGTACATCTGGTTTGGCGAATGGGATTCTGATACCACGATTGCTGGTCCTAACTGGGGTACTGCTCCAACTTCAGGCGGCACCCTAAACTATGCCGACCAAGTAACAACATTCACTAACGATTCTGCGACTAAGAGTCTGAGTGGTGGTACTGATGGTCAAACGCTCGATGAGGGCGATATTGCTACTGGTTTTGATGAGTTTGAAGACGTTGAGCAAATCGACGTGTCCATCCTTATCGCACCAGGAATGGCAACCAAATCTGCACAAGTAACTGTAGTAAACGATCTCGCTGGCATCGCTGGCGTAACTCGTAAAGACTGTGTTGTTGTAACTTCACCAGACCGCGCAGCGGTTGTTAACAACATCGATCCAGTAAACGATACCCTGTCAACTACTAATGACTTCACGGCATCTTCTTACTTGATCGTAGATAACAACTACTTGCGTGTCTATGACAAGTATAACGACAACTACATCTACATCCCTGCTGCTTCTACCACTGCTGGATTGCTCGCTGCTACTGACGCGAACTATGGTCCATGGTGGTCACCTGCTGGTGAGCGTCGCGGTGAGTATGTCGGTGTGACTAACCTTGCTTACTCCCCTTCTAAAGCGGAGCGAGATGAACTTTACAAGAAAGGTGTAAACCCAATTGTTCAGTTCCCAGGACGAGGCATCTTGCTGTTTGGTGATAAGACCAAACTTGCTCGACCATCTGCATTTGATCGTATTAATGTTCGAAGGTTGTTCCTTGCTCTTGAGAAAGCGGTCTCTGTCGCTTCACGAAACTTCCTGTTCGAATTCAACGACGAGTTTACTCGTGCTGAATTTGTTGCCATCGTCAACCCACTCCTGCGTGAGATTAGGGCACGACGAGGTATTCAGGACTTCTTCGTACAGTGTGACGAGAAAAACAACACCCCTGAAGTTATCGACCGCAATGAATTCATTGCGACTCTCTTCATCAAACCAGCACGCAGCATCAACTTCATTACGTTGAACTTTGTTGCTACGCGATCTGGTGCGAATTTTGAAGAGATCGTTAGCTCTGGCATTCAATTCTAACCCGTAACGACTACAAGGAGACTCTAAAATGGCAGTACTAAATGTAGATCAGTTTCGTGGTAAGTTCGCCAAAGGTGGTGCTCGTGCAAATATGTTCGAGGTCAAGGTCAACTTCCCAGGATATGCTGGTGGTGACAATGAACTTGCTTCCTTTATGGTTCGTTCCGCACAGTTGCCAGCAAGCACTGTCGGTCTGGTAGAAGTACCATTCCGAGGACGTATCGTTAAGTTGGCAGGTGACCGATCTTTCGAACCATGGACGATCACTGTATATAACGACGTAGACCACGAACTCCGTGGAGCATTCGAGCGTTGGTCAAGTGGGATGAATACCCACGAGGGCAACGAAGGTGTACAAGCGAATGACACGACATCTTATGTTGCAGATATGGAAGTTACCCAGTTGGATCAACAGGGCAACCCAAGTTCTCAAGGACAGTATACGCTAGTCAATGCTTTCCCAACGAACGTTTCTGCTATCGATCTGGACTTTGCTCAGGTCGGAGAAGTCGAGACATTCACTGTTACTCTCGAGTATGACTTCTGGACTAATGCCGCGATCCTAGGTTAATTGGCCGCGACTAAGTAAAGTAGAGCAGGGGGAGCGTTGCTCCCCCTTTTTTCCCACAACTGAGATTTCAAATATGGCAGAAGGCGACGGAATTAAATTATTTGGTTTTGAGATCAAGCGAACGAAAAAAGATCAGGACGCTGTAACTGCGCTTCCTGCTGCATCAGTTGTGCCGCCAACTGACGATGATGGCGCAGGTTATGTAACTGCCCCTTCATATGCATACGGCACTCATATGAATATCTATGCCGATCTTCAAGTAAAAGATCAGGCAGACTTAATTCGCAAATATCGTCAAGCAGCAACTCATCCTGAAGTTGATATGGCGGTAGAAGAAATCATTAATGAAGCAATTGTAATACCTGACGACGAGAACGTAGTAGAAGTCAACCTTGATCGGGTTGAAGTTTCCGCAGGTATCAAGAAAAAGATTTCAGAAGAATTTCAAAATGTTTTGAACATGCTTACTTTTAATGAGCGTGCTCATGATATTTTTCGTAGTTGGTATATTGACGGTAGACTATACCATCACCTGATTGTTGACAACGCAAACTTAAAGGCAGGTATCAAAGAGATTCGATACATCGACTCTATGAAAATGCGTAAGGTGCGTAACATCAAGAAGAAAGAAGATAAAGCATCAGGTGTAAAAGTTGTAAACAAGGTAGAAGAGTTTTACCTTTTCTCTGATCGAAAGTTTGAAACCAAGAAAGGTGTTCCCGCTGGCACTGACCCAACTGCTAACCAAGCAGTCAAGTTGAGCGTGGATTCGGTCAGTTATGTTTCATCAGGTGTACTAGACGACACGAAAGCGAAGGTTGTTTCTCATCTTCACAAAGCACTGAGACCTATCAATCAGTTGCGTATGATGGAAGACTCCTTGATTATCTATCGACTGGCGCGTGCACCTGAACGAAGAATCTTTTATGTTGACACTGGTAACTTGCCAAAGGGTAAGGCAGAAGAATATGTCAACTCTTTGATGACTCGTTACAGAAACAAACTGGTGTATGATCAGGCGACTGGCGAACTGAAAGATTCTCGTAAGCATATGTCTATGCTCGATGACTTCTGGTTGCCACGTCGAGAGGGTGGTCGAGGCACTGAGGTGACTACACTTCCTGGCGGTTCAAACCTTGGCGAGATTGATGACATCAAGTATTTCCAACGCAAGGTTTATCAAGCACTGAACGTACCAGTATCTCGACTGGAGCAGGAGCAAGCATATTCGCTCGGTCGTGCTACTGAGATCAATCGTGAAGAAATTAAATTCCAGAAGTTTATCTCACGATTGCGTTCCAGATTTAGCAAGTTGTTTATCGGTATCCTCCGTCAGCAACTTGTACTTAAAGGTATTATTACCGATAGCGATTGGATGGAGTTGTTCCATAATCGAATTCGTGTTGACTATTATAAAGACAACCACTACACTGAACTCAAGGATGCTGAAGTATTCCGCGAGCGACTGGGTCTGATGGATCAAGCATCACAATATGTTGGTGAGTATCTATCTAAAGAGTGGGTTATGAAAAACGTATTCCATTTCACTGATGAAGAGATGGAAGAGATGGAAAAACAAATCGGTTCCGAACCAACAGTAGATGATTTAGGAGATGATGATGGAAACGAAACCTGAAGTTGAAATGAGTGATGTCTCTAACGAGACTCAAGAACCAGTAACAGTATCCGTAGAAGATTTGGTGAACTCTATCGAGAAAGGTGATGCATTCACCTCCAGTCAAATCTTCAAGGACATCGTGCAAAATCGTATCGACGATGCGCTCGAACAAGAAAAAATTCGTATGGCGAATCAGGTTTACAACGGAGTAGAAGATGAGATCTCCGATGAAGACGTTGAGGCAGCAGCGGACGAAGTAGAAGCAGAGATGGAAGCAGAAGCGGAAGTTGAAGCGGAACCAGAGGTTGCTGAGGTTGAAGAACCTGAGTCAGTAGAGGAACCTGCTCCTGAAGAACCAGTTGCTGAGATTCCCGCTGAGGAAGAACATGAGGAACCTGAAGACTCGCTTGGCATCTATGCCAACGAAATTGAAGATATTTTATCTGATGACGAGTCAGAGGACGAATCAGAAGAAGAAAAAGTATAAATAAATGTTATGATTACGTTCTCCGAACTAAGGCAACGCAAACCGAAGGGCGATGTAGTCTGGTCCAAGAAGTATCGCAGAATCAAAACTGAGATACAAAAGACCGCCAAAGGTTTCGTTGCTTATGTTGATGGGGATATGTTAGATACGTTCCGTAGTCAAAGGGACGCACAAAAATCAATAGAAACTGCGATCAAGGAACTAACATGAAACTAATTGCTGAATATAATGACAACACACTACAGTGTCTTGTCGAAGAAAAGAAAGACGGCAAGAAGTCATATGTTATCGAAGGTGTGTTTGCTCAGGCAGAGCAGAAGAACCGTAATGGTAGGGTGTACCCTAGACCAATTATGGAGTCTGCCGTCGAGAAGTATGTATCCGAGCAGGTCGCAAAAGATA